ACTACAAGTTATAATATAATAATAGAACAAGATGGAAAAGCTTATAACATTATTCTTAACTCTGGGTCTGGCTCAGTCATTACAATCCGCCAGTCTGGAGGATGAGTTAGATTTAACACTACCCGAAACCTCATTTAACTTTGAACAAATCAAAGAAGATGGGATATTAATACAAAACGCAATAAATAATCGCCTTAGAATCTTTAATATAAAAGAAGAGCCTAGTGCAAGAACATTAAAAACTTTTTATATACTTAATGCGATTGATATGTCGACTTCATACTATATGACTAAAAATCACAGATATATAAAAGAGTCTAACTTTTTATTGCCGGAAAAGCCGTCTGCTGCAGAATTTTTACTACACAAATCTGTTACCGCCCCACTTGCTGCAGCTAACTTAGAGGAGGGGCAAATGGTATTTATAAATTGGGCACTTGCATTTGTAATAATACATAATTTATATTTATATGAAACTACTTGCGAGTATTCTGCTAACTACCATCATGTTACAGGAGAGAATATAATAAATAGGTGCTAATATGCCAGTAAGAAAAGTAAAAGGTGGTTATAGATGGGGTAAATCTGGAAAGATTTACAAGAGTAAAAAAGCTGCTGAGCGGCAAGGAAGAGCGATATACGCATCAGGTTATGGTAAAAAGAAAAAAACGAGATCCAAGAAAAGGAACAGGTAAAAAACCTAAGGGGTCTGGAAGAAGACTCTATACTGACGAGAATCCAAAAGATACCGTTAGAATTAAATTTGCAACTGTAAAAGATGCAAGAGCAACAGTACGAAAAGTAAAAAGAGTCCGTAAGTCTTACGCTAGAAAAATTCAAATACTAACTGTAGGAGAACAACGAGCAAGAGTTATGGGCAAGAAAACTGTCGCATCAGTATTTAAATCTGGTAAGGCAAGTTTAAGGAGAGCAAACAATGCCAAGAAAAAGAGATCCAAGACTAAAAAGAGCAGGCGTTAAGGGTTTTAATAAACCAAAAAGAACACCTGGACACCCTAAGAAGTCTCATATTGTAGTTGCTAAAGTAGGCAACAAAATAAAGACAATACGATTTGGACAGCAGGGAGCAAAAACTGCTGGTAAACCAAAGAAAGGTGAGTCAATGAAAATGAAGAAGAAAAGAGCTTCATTTAAAGCTAGACATAGAAGAAACATAGCTAAAGGAAAGATGTCTGCAGCTTACTGGGCAAACAAAGTTAAATGGTAAGATTAATTACTTTTGGAGTGGTACTCGGATTCTTTATCTGGAATCCGTACCCTCTACAAATTCTAGAACTAAAAACATTCGACTATATTATGAATAGTCAACCAGAAATTCAAAATGACAATATTCTAATTGTCGATATCGACGAAGAGATCGTTGAAGCATATGGAGGTTATCCACTTCCAAGAAAACTATACGGACAAATGATAGAAAGGACTCCTGGAATAGGAGGCTTTACTATTCTTATGCCTGACCCAGATTTACGTGGCGAAGAAAATGACTTGTATTTAGCAAGTGCATTAGCCAATAAACCCACAGTGTTAGCTTACGCAGCATCAACACAAGCATCTGAGCTAGGCCCTCATGTAGGTACTGCTCAATTAGGAGGTGATCCATTAGAATGGCTATTAACATATCCAGGAATTTTACGACAACTACCAATCTTATCGGTAAGCGCAGACGGAAAAGGTATCGTAAACTCCTCACCAGAGCTAGACGGCGTCGTCAGGCGACTGCCCGTAGTCGTAGGAAGTGAGGGAAAGATATACCCAAGTTTTGCACTAGAAATGCTTAGACTCGCTGTAGGCGATCCGAGCTATCAAATTAAAACTGGAGATACAGGTGTAGAGTGGATTCGAATTCCTAACTATCCAAATATGAATACCGATGCTAATGGGTTTATTTGGATAAATACGAATGTAAAGTTTTATAGACAAACTGCAGCACAATATATGGCTGATCCAATTCCTGCACCTTTTGTTATATTTGGAGTAACAGCAGAGGGAGTGGTAAATCCAGTTCCTACTGCATCTGGAGCTAAATACCCGCATGAGGTACAAGCAAATGTATTGCATAATTTAGTATCAGGTACAGCGCCTTCAATTCCAAATTGGAGTGCAGGAGCGGAGCTAGGAGCTGCAGTCTTAGCTTTGCTCGTTTTATTACTAACAGCTAGTAGAATTTATTTAAGCTTGCCCGCTTTAGTACTAGTTGTGGGAGGTTCAGCATATGGAGCCTGGTATGCTTTTCAATCTTCTTACTTATTTGACGTTTCAGGCATTATTTTAATATCGATTTTATTCTGGAGTATCGAAAGTTTCAGGAATTTTATAAAGACCTACTTCGAGAAAATGGAAATAAAACGACAATTTGGGACGTATGTTAGTCCTGCCTTGGTTAAAAAATTACAAAAAGACCCAACATTACTGAGATTGGGTGGGGAGACAAAACGACTAACATTTTTATTTTCTGATATCCGAGGATTCACACCAATATCAGAAAAATATCAAAAAGATCCGCAAGGGTTGACTGAGTTAATAAATAGATTTTTAGATAATCAAACAGAGATTATATTAAAACATGGCGGTACAATTGACAAGTATATGGGAGATTGTATAATGGCATTTTGGGGTGCACCACTCGATGATGAAGATCAGGTGGAGAATGCAACCAAAGCGGTTCTCGAAATGCGAGAATCATTAGGAGAGTTAAATGAAAGACTCAGAGAAGAAGGCTTGGATCAAATTAATACAGGAGCGGGAATCAACACAGGACTCTGCGTGGTCGGAAATTTTGGTTCTAGCACTCGCTTCGACTATAGCGTTCTTGGGGATTCTGTCAACCTTGCTGCGCGTTTAGAATCAAGTTGTAAAGAGTATGATGCAGATTTAATTATATCTGAATATAGTCTACTCGATAACTATGAGTATGAATATCTAGACGAAGTAACTGTAAAAGGTAAATCAGAGCCCGTTAAAATCTATACCATACGAAAATAGTACTTGACATCTGTTGCCACTTTTAGTATAATATAATCTATGTGAAATTCTCACAGCGGAAACGGAGTCGAAATGTCAGATGACGAAATGAATAAGATTAGGATAGATTTAGCAAAACTAGAAACTGCTGTTGCAGAACGGTGGAAGACTGCATTTAATCGCTTTGATGAAATTGAAGAAAGACTAAATCGAATAGATACTTATATCTTATCAGGAGCTGGCGGAGTCATATTATTTATGGCAGGCTTGATAGTAACACTATTAACAATACACTAATTATGAAAGAATATACAACAAAAGAAATGAAACCAGGTGAGCCTGAAATAAAAGTAGAGGCAACACTAACACCTGATAAAGCTCTTATAGAAGAGAAGAGAGGAAGATATTATGTTAAAGATCTTAACGGTAAAAGACTTGGAGTATTCCTCACAAACAAAGACGCAAAAGAATTCGTTACAAAATTATAAGGATAGACTTGCTGTTTGCAAGAAATGTCCAAACTTCACATTAAATATTTGTAAAGTTTGTAAATGTTTTATGCCCATTAAAACTAGAATCAAACGGGCAGAGTGTCCTTTAGGACAATGGAGTATATAATGCCATATCATACAGGTAGAAAGAAAAAGAAAAAGAACGGTAAAAAGAAAAAAGGCGGAATGAAGAAAAGAAAAGGTCTAACCGCTAAACAAAAGAAATTACCTATGGCTTTGCAAAGAGCAATCTTAAAAAAGCAACGAGGTAAGTAATGGCCGTCAGAAGAAAAAGAAGAAAGAGTACTAAAAAGCGTAATGTACCTACGAACTCAAAACTGTATGCTAGAGTTAAAGCAGCAGCAAAAAGAAAGTTTGCGGTATATCCAAGTGCATATGCAAATGCGTGGCTTGTAAGAGAGTACAAGAAAAGAGGGGGTAGATATCGTCGTGGCTAGAAAAAAGAAAAAACTTAAAAAACTAACTAAGAGACAGATTGCTACACTTCGCAGACATAGATCTCACCATACCAAAAAGCATATGACAGTTATGGTGAGAGCTATGAAAGAAGGCAAAACTTTTGGTCAAGCCCATAAATTAGCCATGCGAAAGGTTGGTAAGTAATGGCTGTAAGAAGGAGTGGAGGATTAACCAAATGGTTTGGCGAGAAATGGGTAGATATTTCTAGACCAAAGAAAGGTGGTGGATACGCTCCATGTGGAAGAAGAAAGGCAGGAAAAGGAGGGTATCCTAAGTGCGTTCCTGCAGCAAAAGCAGCTAGAATGAGTAAAGCACAAATCAGATCAGCAGTTAGACGAAAGAGGGCAAAGAAGCAAGGGGTAGGTGGAAAACCTACTAATGTTAAAACCTTTGCAGGTAGACGCAGAAAGAAAAGAACAACAACTAGAAGGAAAAGAAGATGATAAAATATTTAAAAATGCTTTGGAATATAATTACTCTCAAAGATAAGAACTTTGATGGTACAGTTGATATCACTGATAAGATGATAGCAGCTAAACAAAAAGCAGTAAAAAGTAAATAGGCGTATTATAACGCTAAGCTAAAAGGAGAATGCAATGGCAAAGTTTCTAAGCGGACCAACAGGCACGCATGGTACTCAAAAAATTCGTAAACATGTACTCAAGAGAGGAGTTACGAGAGATATGAACGCAGCTGCTGGAGTTCCAGTTAACACTAAACTTCATAACGGATTTACAGCTTTTAGGTATGCAGCAGCACCAAAAGCAATCGGACCTAGATTCGGTAAAACTAAAAACCCACCAAAACCAAGATTTAAAAGATAATATGGCAAGAAAATATATGATAGATGGCAGAAAACTCTGGCTTCAAGAATGTCTACTAAGTAGTACTAAAACATTAGTAAGAATGGAAGGCACAGAAGAGAGAAGAGAACTTACGCCTAGAGAAGTGAGCATGAAACAAATTGCTGCAGCGTACTGCTATCTATATCATAAAGTCCAGGAAGAAGGATTACTGAAACCTGGAGACGAGGATAACTTTTTTAAAGACGAGATTCTTCACTAATGTTAACACTAAGTAGAGAAGATATAGTAAAAGAGTACTTGATGGACTTTCAAGAACAGGATAGATTTATCAAGCTACCTATTGAAGGCTATATGGACTTACTAGGAATTACACCAAATACTTCACAAACTGCCATAATAAATGCACTTAATAATCCTAAATATAGATTTGTATGTGCGGCAGTTTCTCGTAGACAAGGCAAAACATATATTGCTAATATTATTGGCCAGTTAGTTTCTTTAGTACCTGGCTCTCATATATTATTAATGTCACCTAACTATTCATTATCCCAAATTTCTTTTGATTTACAAAGAAATCTAATTAAACACTTTGCTTTAGAAGTTGTTAAGGATAATGCAAAAGATAAAGTTATTGAACTTTCTAATGGGTCAACAGTTAGAATGGGATCAGTAAATCAAGTTGACTCAGTGGTCGGTAGAAGTTACGACTTAATTATTTTTGACGAAGCAGCATTAGTAAATGGTAAAGATGCCTTTAATGTGGCTCTTCGTCCTACACTAGACAAAGCAAATTCAAAAGCACTATTTATATCAACTCCTCGTGGAAGAAACAATTGGTTTGCAGATTTTTACTATAGAGGCTTTAGTGAAGAATACCCAGAGTGGGCATCACTTAGAGCAACCTATCATGAGAATCCAAGACTATCAGAACAAGATATTCATGAAGCAAGAAAAAGTATGTCTCAGGCAGAATTTAGTCAAGAGTATGAAGCAGACTTTAATATTTATGAAGGACAAGTCTGGGCATTTAATCATGAAGATTGTGTAGCAGACCTATCCGCTTTTGATACTAGTAAAATGGACGTATTTGCAGGGCTTGATGTCGGTTATAAAGACCCCACAGCATTTTGTGTAATAGCATATGATTGGGACGAACAAAAGTATTACTTAGTTGATGAATACTTAGATGCAGAAAGAACTACCGAACAGCACGCAGTGCAAATACGACAACTAATAGAAAAGTGGGATATTGACTATATTTATATTGATTCTGCAGCTCAACAAACTAGATTTGACTTTGCACAGAATTATGACATTACTACTATTAATGCGAAAAAGTCAGTATTAGATGGAATTGGTAAAGTGGCAACAATAGTAGACAATGACTTATTATTAGTTGACCAGAGATGTAACGAAGCGTTGATGTGTCTTGACCAGTATCAGTGGGATCCAAATCCTAATTTGCTGAAAGAGAAACCAAAGCACAATGCTGCGTCTCACATGGCCGATGCAATAAGGTATGCTTTATATTCTTTTGAAACGACTGCGACTACTTTTTAGCATGTCAAAAATAACTCTTGACTTTTGGTTAAAAAATAGATATAATTGATAATATAAAGTGGAATTAAAAAGAGACCTAATAAAATACATAAGGGATAAAGCAAAATCCAAGTACGAGAAAACAGATAAATGTTACATCTGCGGTTCTCAGACTAGATTAGACTTTCATCATTTTTACTCATTGACAGAGTTGTTTGAAGAGTATATGACAAAGCATAATCTGGAAATAACAACAGAAGAACAAATTCTCGAAGTTCGAGAGAAGTTTATTGAAGAGTACTTCGATAAAATTTATAACAAAGCTGTTACCATATGCCATAAACATCATTTGAAACTACACTCGATTTATGGAAAGAAACCAAAATTGATAACAGCAAAAAAGCAAGAAAGATGGGTAGAGATTCAAAGGAATAAATATGGCATGGTATGATTTTATAACAGGCGGAAATAAAAGCGTAGAGGAGAAGCACAATCCTGCGCAGTATATTATCGCCAGAGATGAGGGATTAGAAATCGCATCTCGTGAAAGAGTTCAAAATTATCGAGACGCTTATGAAAAACTAGAAGTAGTAAATCGTGGCGTAAATATGATAGTTGATGATGTTGCTGAAATTCCTTTTGAGTTTGATGGCAAAATAGTTGGCATGACGCCCATAATCAAGAACATAAGACAATCACGAGTAGATTTAATACTAAACTACGAACCTAATCCATTTCAAGATGTTAGTACATTCAAAAGAAATCTTATTATAGATTTATTACTAGATGGTAATATATTTATATACTTTGATGGAATGCATCTGTACCACTTACCAGCCGAAAAGGTAAGAATTCATACTGATGATAAACTATATGTAGAAAAGTATGAGTTTGATTCCTCTATCGATTATCAGGTAAACGAAATCATACACATAAAAGAAAACAGTTTTCACTCCATTTACAGGGGAGTACCTAGACTTAAGCCTGCATTTAGAACAATGAATCTACTTTCTAACTTAAGACATTTTCAGGATAACTTCTTTAAAAATGGAGCAGTGCCAGGATTAGTACTAAAAAGTCCTAACACTCTTTCTGAGAAAATAAAAGAAAGAATGTTACAAGCATGGACAGCTAGATATAACCCTGTTTCCGGTGGAAGAAGACCTCTCATTTTAGATGGAGGGTTAGAAGTTGATAAACTAACAAATGTAAACTTTAAAGAGTTAGATTTTCAAGACTCTATCACACAATGTGAAAGAGTAATTTTAGAAGCATTAGGCTTACCGCCTATCCTTTTAAATAGTGGCAACAATGCAAACATAAGACCTAATCATAGATTGTATTACTTAGAAACAATACTACCTATAGTTAGAAAAATTAAGTATGCATTAGAACGATACTTCGGTTTCGAGGCAAATGAAAATGTATCAGGAATACCTGCTTTACAGCCAGAGCTAAGAGATCAAGCAGGCTACTATGCAACTCTTGTAAACACAGGAATAATGTCACCTAACGAGGCTAGGGACGCATTAAGATTAGAAAGAATGGAGGGATTCGATGAACCTCGTGTACCTGCAAATATAGCAGGTTCAGCAGCAAATCCCGAAGAAGGTGGAAGACCGCCTGAGCAAACAGAGGAAAACAATGAATAGAAAAGCAATACTAGAAAAAGTAGCTGATTATATGGTGTCAAAGGGCAAAATGTTAAGTATCATGGAATACAAAGCAGCTTCCGATAAACCTATTAATTACATACTTTTAAAAAGAGCATGGGGCAGCTGGTCAAGACTTACACAACTTATTAAGTCTAACTTTCCAGAGAAGTGGGAAGAAATGCACAAGCCTGCACCTAAAGTAAAAGCTAAACCAGTAGCAGAGAAGAAAGTAGAGGAGAAGTAATATGAAAAAGATATTTCACATGACTAATACTTTTCAAAAATCAGATGTTGCTGAAGATGGTTCAATTAATATTAAAGGTCTAGCTAGTACTAACGCATTAGATAGAACTGGAGATGTAATTGACCACAATGCATGGAAACAAGGTGGTTTAGATAATTATGGGGATAACCCAATTATTCTTTTTAATCACAACTATGATAGACCGATTGGTAGAGCAAAATATTGCGATGTTACTCAAAACGGCCTTGAAATAGAAGCAAAAATTTCAAAGTCTGCTGGAGATGTAGTAGACCTAATTAAAGACGGTGTCCTTGGAGCCTTTTCCGTTGGTTTCAAGGTCAAGGACGCTGAATACAATAAAGAAACTGACGGATTTTTTATAAAAAGTGCTGAACTTCTTGAAGTATCAGTGGTTAGCATACCAGCTAATCAAACTGCTACTTTCTCAATATCAAAGTCATTTGACAGCGATGATGAGTATCAAGAGTTTAAACAGCAGTTTAACAAGGCTCACTCTGTGGAGTCAGTTATTACTGACAAAACTGAGCAGCCAAGTGCCGCAAATGCGGATAATATGGAGAAAGATATGTCAAATGACACTCAGAGTCCAGAATTTGATCTGAAGGCATTTGCTGAAGAAGTTGCAAAGAAAACTGCAACTACTATTGCTATGCAACAAGCAGAGCAAAAAGCTAAAGACGACGCAGAACTTCAAAAAGCTGCAGAAGTCGAGGCTGAAGCAAAGGCTGTTCAAGAGGCAAAACAGGACGAACAGAAAACTATAATCGAAGCTGGATTATCCGGTGCCGAGAAATTAGTAAATGATGTCGAGTCAAGACTGTTAGAAAAGAATGAAGAGCTTTCATCAGTAGTTTCAGAACTACAAAAAGATTTAACTGAGAAATCAGAAGAAATCATGAAGATGAGAGAGTCCAAAAGAATCTTCTCAGATAGAGGTACAAACTCTAACTGGAAAGAAACTCATAAAGAGGAAATTATGGACGCAAAAGTTCTTTCAGTTATTACTGGACAGAAGTCAATTGAAAGCACAAAATATGGTCAAGGTATCATAGAAAAAGTAAACGCTGATTCAAGTGTTGCAGTATCATCTGCAGACTTCGAACAAGTTGTTTCAACTAATGTTGAAAGAGACATTCAAAACGAATTAGTCTTAGCTCCTCTATTTAGAGAAGTTCCAATGACTAGTGCTTCAATGATTATGCCAATCTTACCAGATGCAGGATACGCTGAATTCGTATCAGCTGCTGGTACAGGCGACGGTGCAAGCCCACACGGTAACTTATCAGAAAGAGGTGACTCTTATGTAACTACTGGTGATAGAGGCGGTATTGACTTAACAGAAAAAACATTGACTGTTAAGAAATTGATTTCAAAATCATTTATTGGTAATGAAACAGAAGAAGACGCGATTATGCCAATTCTACCATTAATCAGAGAATCAATGGTTAGAGCTCATGCAAGAGGTATGGAAAATGCTATCTTATTTGGTAACAATGCACAAGGTACATACACATCAGGTATTTTTGATGGACTAGTTCACAAAGCTACTGATGCTTCAAATGTACTCGTAGGTTCAGAGGCAGCAGCATCTGATAAACTTACTGCAACAGAGTTATTAGAAATGAGAAAATCAATGGGCAAATATGGTGTAAATCCAAATGAAGTCGTATATATTGTATCACAAGAAGCATACTACAACTTGCTAGAAGATGCTGAGTTCCAAGACGCTAACCTAGTTGGCGATATGGCAACTAAGCTATCTGGTGAGATTGGTCAGGTCTTCGGATCTAGAGTACTAATCTGTGATGAGTTCCAAGCAAGAGCAGTTAATAAAACTCATGCTGTAGCT